GATGGATCAACAGGTGCAACTCTTGCACACAGAATTATAAAATTTACTGGAACAATTAGTGCAAACACTACAGTTACAGTTCCTTTAGATGTTCAACAAATGTATGTTTTAGTTAATGGTACAGCAGGTGCTTATACACTTACTTTTAAATATGTCACTGGATCTGGAAGCACTGTTACATGGGCTGCTACTGATAAAGGAACAAAACTTGTTTATGCTGCAGCTGATCATGCAACTAATCCAAATATGGTTGATTCAGGAATTGGATCTACTGCGGGACATGACTTAGATGGTAATGAATTAATTTTAGATGCTGATGCGGATACAAGCATTACGGCAGATACAGATGATCAAATAGATATTAGAATTGCAGGAGCAGACGATTTTCAATTTACTGCAAATACTTTTACTGCACAAGCAGGCAGCACGATTGCTGCGCAAGCATTAACTGCTACTACAGTTACAGCTAGTGGTATTGTAAAAACAGATGACACTACTGAAGCAACTTCTACAACAGATGGTTCATTACAAACTGATGGTGGATTATCTGTAGCAAAAGACGCTGTTATAGGTGATGATCTTAAATTATTAAGTGACTCTGCTGTATTAAATTTTGGTGCAGATTCAGATACAACTTTAACTCATACTGATGGTACGGGTTTAACTTTAAATAGCACAAATAAACTTTGTTTTTATGATACAGCTTTATACATTCATTCAAGTACAGATGGTCAATTAGATTTAGTAGCAGACACAGAAATACAAATTGCTGCAACAACGATTGATATTAATGGTGCTGTTGCACTTAATGGTGCAATTACTGGTGCTACTGATATTACTCTATCAGGTGAGCTAGATGCCGCGACATTAGATATATCAGGAAACGCAGATATAGATGGAACAACAAATTTAGACGCTGTTGATATTGATGGTGCAGTGCAAGTTGATGCAACTATAACAGTTGGTGCAGATGACCAAGGGTACGATGTAAAATTTTTTGGAGACACAGCAAGTGCTTATATGATGTGGGACACATCTGCAGATGACTTAGTCTTAGCAGGTGCAGCAGGAATTGACCTTGCAGGAGATATTGATGTTGATGGTACTGCTAATTTAGATGCTGTTGATATTGATGGAGCCGTACAAATTGATAACACTGTAACAGTTGGTGTTGATGATACAGGATATGATGTTAAATTTTTTGGTGATACAGCAAGTGCTTACATGCTGTGGGATACATCAGCAGATGATTTAATATTAGGTGGAGCAGCAGGACTTATTGTACCTGATGGACAATTTACATTAGGAAGCACAGCAGTAACTACAACAGCAGCAGAAATTAATTTAATAGATGGTGGTACTTCAAGAGGTACTACAGCAGTTGCAGATGGAGATGGCTTACTTGTAAATGATGGTGGCACAATGAGAATGACTAATGTCACAACATTAAAAACATATTTTCAAACAGGTATATCGTCAGCAGCAGATGATATTTCAACAGGAGATGGAGCTGTAACAATTGCAACTTCTTCAGGAAATATTACAATTGATGCACAAGCTGGTGATACAGATATCATATTTAAAGGAACAGATAGTGCAGCAGATATTACAGCATTAACATTAGACATGTCAGCTGCAGGAGAAGCTATATTTAATGCAGGAATAGTTATTGCAGATGCTGGTAATATTGGATCTGCATCTGATAAAGACGCTATAGCAATTAGTTCGGCAGGAGTTGTTTCTCTTTCTGCAACAACAGAAGCAAGTGCAACAGGAACTGCAGCTTTAACATTAGCAGGTGGTTTAGGTGTTGCTAAAGATGTATGGATTGGTGATGATGTAGTTTTAGATTCAGATTCAGCAATTTTAAAATTTGGTGATGACCAAGATACAACATTAACTCACACAGATGGAACTGGATTAACTTTAAATTCAACTAATAAACTTTGTTTTCAAGATACGGGAACTTATGTAGGTTCAAATGCTGATGGAGATTTAGACGTTGTATCTGATGGTACAGCAGTTGATTCTATTAATATAGAATCTGCTGGTGGTATTACTTTAGACGCTGGAACAGCTGCTAGTGGAATTATTTACGAAGACGATGGTACAGAAATGCTTCGTATACATAATTCTTCTAGTGATGTTATTATAGAAGCTAAAGTTCAAGATAAAGATATTATATTTAAAGGTGACGATGGTGGATCAGGTGTTACAGCTTTAACTTTAGATATGTCAGCGGGTGGTATAGCGACTTTTGGTGCTGCTGCTAATGTAGCTCAACAAGCAATTACATCATCATCGAACGCAATTGCCTGGGATGCTTCCGATAAACCAAACGCTTATCATCAAACAACAGAAAATACGACTTTATCTGCACCAACTAATGCAGTAGAAGGTGCTTTTATTTGTATAGAAATTAATTTTAACGGAAGTCATACATTTGCGTGGAACGCAATATTTAATTTTGCCGCTGATACTGCTCCTACGACAACAGATACAGATGGTAAGACAGACATTTTTGTATTCCGGTACAATGGAGCAATATGGCAAGAAGTTGGTAGAACTTTAAACATACCAGAGAGTTAATAGGAGATAATATGTGGGGATTAGTAGAATCAGGATCAATTACAAAAATAATCAATAATCCAAAAGCTATGGTTATTGGCGATGTTCAATATTCAAGAAATATATTTTCTTCTAGATGGACTAAAGCTGAAAGAGAAGCTATTGGAATTTATGAAGTAGAATTTGATAATTCTAATAAAAAAGATGAGAAATGGTATATCAACACAAATCAATCCTTTGCTTTTGCTGGTGGAAAAATTACAGCTTCGTATGGTAGTGCAACTGCTAAAGCTCATGCAGATACTTTATTTACAGCACAAGATGAAAGTGATGGATTAGGTACTGAAGGCGATGTTAAACAAGAAGGTTTAAAAACAAAATTAATTAGAACAGTTAAACAACAAGCTGCTGGAATATTACAAGATACAGATTGGTACATTGTTAGAAAAGCAGATGCTGGAACAGCAGTACCAAGTGCAATCACTACTCATAGAGCAGCGGTCCGAACTAAAGCTGCTGAACAAGAAACTGCAATTACTAATGCAGCAGATACACCAGCTTTGGAAACTTTATACACATACACAGAACAAGAGGATGGATCAGTTACTAGACCATTAGGCGAACTACCAAGATTGGAGGATTAATGCCTTTAATTTTAGGAACTAACTCCATAAAAGATACAGCATATGAAGTAGCTAATTCTGTTAGATTTGAAGATGGTGATAGTCCGAGTATGTATAAAACACCAGGTAGTAGTGGAAACAGAAGAACTTGGACATTTAGCACTTGGTTTAAAAGAGGAAATTTAGGTTCTTCACAATGGATATTAGATGCTTATGATGGGTCAAGTGATGAATTTCACGTTTATATATCTAGTGGAAATGCAATTGGAATTTATACAACAGGTGGTGGATTTGGTAGTAATTTATCAATTTCTAGTAGTAATTTAGTCCGGGATATCAGCGCCTGGTACCATCTGGTGATAAGATGTGATACTACACAAGGAACCGCTAGTAATAGGTTAAGAGTTTATTTAAACGGAGCAGAAGTTACTTATGCATCTTATAGTAATTTTACTGAAAATGGAGAAGGTCAAGTTAGTGAAAGTGGAACAAAACATTGGATAGGTAGAAGAAATGCTGGTGATTACTTTGATGGTTATTTTGCTGAAACGGTATTAGTAGATGGTTCAAGTTTAGCACCAACTTCATTCGGTGAATATGACAGTGACAGCCCTCAAATTTGGAAGCCAATCGATGTCAGCGGACTCACGTTCGGTACGAATGGTTTCTATCTTGACTATGAAGACAGTAGTAATTTAGGCAACGATGCCAATGGTGGAACAGATTTTACAGAAGCTAATCTAGCCGCAACAGATCAATCTACTGATACTCCAACAAATAATTTTGCAGTAATGAACAGTTTAGCTATACACCCAAGTTCAACTTTTACTTTTAAAGAAGGAAATCTTGAATTTGCTACATCAAGTTCAACAAGAGGATATTGGGTATCAACCATTGGTGTATCAAAAGGGAAGTGGTATTTTGAGTATAAGGCGACAAACAACCAGGCAAGAACATGTGTGGGAATAGCTGCTGCTCCAGCAGCAGGTAATAATGACCCAGAAAGTGGCGTACATGATAACGCAACTATTTATACCACAATTAATGGAAAAATTAATTATAATTCTAATTCAGGAACTGACAATTATTATAATACAGCAACAGGAGGTGATGATATAATTATTGGTTGTGCTTTAGATTTAACTTCTGCTACAAATACCATTGCATTTTCTATTGATGGAGCATGGGTAACAGGAGATGGAACAACAAGTACAGATTTTGCTAACGTACATGTAAATAATGATTTTACAAATGTTGCTTCAACAACAAATAATCAATATTTTATTATTGCTGGAGATGATGGTGGAGATCAAGATATTAATGGACAAATAAACTTTGGCAATCCACCATTTAGTATTTCATCAGGCAACGCAGATGCGAATGGTTACGGCAATTTTGAATACGCAGTACCGAGTGGCTATTACTCACTTTGTACGAAGAATCTAGCGGAGTATGGATAATGGCTTTTACTTCAATAGACAATCCAGAACTTTACTTCCAGTGCAAGCTCTATACCGGAAATGGAACAGATGATACTTCTATTACTTTAGACGGTACTGAAAATATGCAACCGGATTTGGTTTGGCTTAAAAGGAGAGATAATGCTGGTAGGCATAGACTATTTGATTCTGTAAGAGGTGCTACTAAATCGCTGAGAAGTGACGATGATGAAAATGAAATAACTGCCGCTGATAGTTTAAAAAGTTTTGATAGCGATGGTTTTACTTTAGGTGCGGACAGTGCAAGTGGTGGAATTAATGTTAATATAAATACTGAAACTATGGTAGCTTGGTGCTGGAAAGAATCTGCAACTGCTGGGTTTGATATAGTTTCATATACCGGGAACGCAACAGCACGTACAATTAGCCATTCACTTTCAGCAGTTCCAAGAGTTATCATGCCAAAAGCTAGAAGCACGGATGGATATGAATGGAGAATTTATCATGCTTCAAATACATCAGCACCAGAAACAGATTATTTGGTTTTAAATCAAACCTATGCAACTGCCGATGGTCTTAATGTTTTCAATGACACGGCGCCCACGTCGAGCGTGTTTTCAATAGGAGATGGAGAAACTCCAAATAATAGTGGCACAACTTATATAGCTTATCTATTCGCCCCTAAACAGGGATACTCAGCTATGGGCTCATATCTTGCTGAAGGAAATGCAGACGGAGTCTATGTAAATTTAGGATTTCGGCCGGCATTTTTGCTTATAAAAAATCAATCATCAGCAAGTACTAATTGGCATATATACGATAGTAAACGTCTTGGTTACAATGTAAATAACGATATGCAAAGAGCAAATTTAACAAATGGTGATGCAACAGATGATGATTTAGACCTGCTTTCTAATGGATTTAAAATAAGGAGAGTTACAACTGCTTTAAATACTGATGGAGATACGTATGTCTACATGGCTTTTGCAGAAGCACCATTTGTAAATTCAAAGGGAGTACCAACTAACGCGAAATAATTATGCTACAAAAATTAAGATTTCAACCTGGATTTAACAAACAAGTCACAGCGACTGGTGGCGAAGGCCAATGGGTTAGTGGTGATTATGTGAGATTTAGATATGGCTCACCTGAAAAAATAGGTGGTTGGGCACAATTAGGAGATAATACTCTTACAGGTAGAAATACAGCACTTCATCATTTTGTTAATGCGTCAGGTATTAAGTATGCCGCATTAGGTACAAACAGATTTTTATATGTATATTCTGGAGGAGCATTTTATGACATTACTCCTATTAAAGCTACAACAACTTTAACTAATGCATTTACAACTACAAATGGTGATGCCACAGTTACGTTAACTTTTTCATCTGATCATAACATATCGAAATACGATATCATTCGTTTAGATAATTTTACAGCTATTACGGATTCTGATTTTAGTTCTGGTGATTTTGATGACACAAATTTTATGGTTACAACGGTTCCAACTTCTACAACAATTACTATTGAAATGGGATCAGCTGAATCTGGATCAGGAGCAAGCACTTCTGGTGGAATAAGAGTTCAACACTTTTATTCAATTGGACCCGCA